CCCTAGCCTTTTCGCACTCTCTTAAGCAATATTAGCAGCCATACGGTTACTCATAGGGTTTCACCCCTACCGTCAATGTGACGGTCCAAGCATTACGTATGGTACCTCAGCCAACCAAGAGCACTAAAGGTGCCACATGCGTCGTTAATAGCGTTAATAGCTAATTTCACCAAAGTCTAAGTTCCGCGGAATGATTAAATTTAACATTCTTCGCCTATTAGACTGTGTGCGCATGATATCAAAATCCTGTTTTAAAGGACGATAAAAATCATCTAAGTCCACAACGGGACAATGTCGATGAATAGTCTCCGGAGCCGACCAATTGGTCCAAAATCCTGGCTCATGTTCAGAAAAAATCTTTCGGAGCATAACCGAACGTTTATGGGCGCAACGCCAAAAATACTGATTTCGCTTTAAAGCAATTTTATAGTCTTCAAGAAGACGTTCATTCCTTTCAGCAAAGGAAAGATCAGTATCTCGTAAATGAGACTCCAGAGGAGCCATAAAAAGGCTTGCGATAGTCGCAGTCTCATAAAACCTTGAAAAGGTTAAACGTTCATAATCATAAAACCCTAGAGTGATTCCTGCCTCTTCCAAGAGGTCATTCACTAATCCATGGGTCATCCAAGAACTGTCTACTTTACACAGACGGGGTAAGGGCAAAGTCCCAAATTCTTCCCCTTCAATTATGGCTTGACAAATTACTTTGTCCATATGCCCACGCATTTCGCTGCTCGGTCGATCCCGTTTTGCTACTAAAGCATCGGGTTCCAAACCAAGACCGCCCAATTCACAAGGCATATACCAAGGTAAACCTGAATTTTTGATTAAACGAAAATTCTCTTGCCAAAAGAAGTGATTATGTTCCGCTCGCAATTCGCGAGGACAGTCAGATAAAAAATCTTTCTGACGCGAACTTAAAGTCACTAACTTAAAGTCTTCAGGTACCTCAATAGAAGTACTTCTTGGATTTCCATAGACAAGACCCATACTACTCACAGGAATCTTTCTGAAAAAACTCACATAGGGTTTCATACTCGGCCAATCGCTATCCTGCGATCCCTTTTCAGCATAATAATAAACATAAGGGAGTACCCTTCTAAAATTCATTGAATTAATCTGTACAATCTCATTACTGAGAAAGTACTTCCCAATACTTGGGAGAAGACCGGCAATTTGACCGGCAGATTTCCATAATTCATGAACATTGGCAGTAGCCAAGAAAAGGCAATCATCCCCGTTAATCAAAAGGGGAAGGTCACATAGTGACCCTCGGATAGAAGAACCGCGCTCAATACAAAACGCGCAAAGACCTGCATTAACTAGACATAAAACAATGAAACTAGTTATACTACCCATAAGCTGTCCATTAAGTTGGTTTAGCTTTTCTTGATCACCAAACATCCATTGATATTCTTCAATATTCTTTAGATCATAGGTGTGACGGGTTAGACTCTCTATAAAGAGAGAATGCAGATTCGTACCATAAAGACCACAATTCTGTACTATTTCACGGGCAACTGCCTCGCTAAAACAACTTTGAAGTTGATTAGTAGCATCCTTATAATCACCACTTAAAAACTTTAAATGACGGTATTGAGGATGTTGCATATACGACGAAAAAGTTTCATCAAGCATACGCGTTGAAATAGACTGACCTACTAATTTAAAGGTAGGATGTCTTCGCAGACGGTCGTGCAGAGCCTTTTGCAAAGGTTTAAGCACAAAAGTACGAAAGGGAGGAGACTTCGTGATAACACGAACTTTAAGTGCCTCTTGTAGGGCAACTCCTTCAACCAAATTCGGTTCTTCAAGGGCTTTCAAGTACACATAACTGTACAATTTAACATAAGCCTCTTTAATTTTACGATTGGAATAACCAATACGAGTATTAGACATATCATCGACAGGACCAAACCAAACTAAATCCATAAGGTCCTTAAGTCCTGGTGTAACTACACTAGCTGGTATAAGTCCGGCGTCAAAAAATTGACGTAAAACCATATTGATTTCCGGATCATCATAAAGGGCACTAACAGACCCACCAGCTTGACGACTACAAACATAATTACTTGAAGTGGAAGGAAAAAATGTTTTAAACATTGTATCAAAATCCCACTTAAAACCTCTATAAACCTCTCGGGTCCGTCTCCTACATTCTTTAAGGAGCATTTCTCGCGTAACCACGCCTGAACCTACCGACCGATAACCGAGGATACCCTGTGGAGACACCTTGTGCTCCTTCGGGTCCTGGAAATAGGTTTCTGGTTCAAATCGCAGTAGCAAGTCCTTGCTACGGATGGTA